TCACCAGGTACGCACCGACACCACCTAGCGCAGCGGCTGCGATACCGCCGTACCTAGCCATGTTGCCTATGCCTTTACCTACGGCTGAGTCGAGCGTGCGCAACGCGTAGGTGCTTTTCGCGCCTGCACCTTCCAGTTTCTTGAACTCGGTCAGCGCTTTGCGTATGCCTTTAGCGTCAAACTCGCTAACTATGTTGACGCCTAATGCCACAGTGCTAAGCCCTTCCGCGTGCGTTGATCGCCGCTTGTACCATCTTATCAGTCAACTCGATAGATCGCGATACGACACTCTCCACCATCGGCATGCGCTTCTCAACGCCTTTATAGAGAACACGCGAACGAGCAACACCGATACGGCTCTGTCCCTTCGTTGGCGAGTAGCGATCCAAGTTCTTGACGAAGATGTTGTCGGTTTTACTGCCTGCTGAGTCGAGCACAGCGCCACCAGGTGACATCTGGTTGATACGCAAAATGCTACGCTCACCGTTGCGCACTCGACCGATACCGACCTTCGGCTGCACCATGCCGCGAGCGTTAGATGGCTCGTACGCAGGGAACGGTTTACCTTTTTTGCGTCGAGTTGACGGGTTACCAACCCAGCGTGTCAGTGGTCGCTCTGGAAAATCGCCACCGACAGCCTCAGCGAGCGGCTGCGCGCTTGTGTTCATCTGCGTACGCACTTCTTTGTAGAGATCCTTCTCATACTGGCGCATGTAGCGCATCGCTTCCGCGACACCGTAGACACGTACACGCGTTGTCATAGCGACGTCGTCCGTCTGCCGCGTCTGTTTGCGTTGCGTTGCTGTTCGTTACGCCAGTGCATGTAATCCAGCATAGTATTCAACATCTCAGGCGGCTCAGCCATTAGTGCACTTGGCGCGATCCCTGTCTCGCAGGCGAGCGACGCAACAACCCAGTGCGCGCTCTTCAGTCCAAAGGGACGTCAGCAGACTCATCTTTCAACGTGACCTCGTCAACAGACTGGATCCACTCGGGATCGAACGCAACCTGTGTGCGTCCGATACGCTTAGACACTTGCCATGCGAGCCAAGCGATGTCGGTCAACCGCATCTCACTTTCGAACTTCGCAACTGAACGATTCCACGTACGCTCGAAAGCAACGAAGTCGCCGAAACGTGCGATCACTTCGTACTGTTCACCGTCGATCGGTTTGACGATCATCGCAAGTTTCATACTGTCACCTGTCCTTCAGTTGTAGCGTTGTTATTTAGATAACTGCCTTGGCGAGCGATCCACCAGTGAACGTTACACTCGTCATCGCCAACTCGCCAACAGCGCCAGCCACAGGCTGATGAGAAGCGAGAAACGCACCAGTGATGGTATACATTGGATTCGTTGCAGAGGTAGTGCCGCCGTTCGGCTTGATGATCACCGTCGCGGTAGTGCCAACGAGCGGATAGAGCGTTGCTTCGACGTTCGCAGCAGCGAAATCTTGCATGAACTCGATCGAGCACGAGAGGTTTTGCAGACCACCAGTGAACTTGTGTCCAGTGTCGCCGAATGCGGTCACCTCGACGCTGTCAACTTCGTAGTTCAGTTCGACGCTGTTCGCCCTGTCGCTGAGCGTAGTGTTGTTGATGGTGATGTACGCGTTGGTGAGAACGAGTTGAGCCATGGTTTACTTTTCGCTTTCGTGAGTGGTCTTATCTAATGACTTGGCGCTACGCACCAACTCAAGGTGTCCAGCAGAAAGAAGCGCGTCGACATTCAGACCGTCTAGATCGCTAGACGTCACTGTGTCACCGAGTTTCTTGCCGCTGAAGCGGTCGCTGGTTACTTTGTAGGTTGCCATCATGTAAAGCCTACACTAGAAACGACGACGGACGCTTCAAGCATGTACCGTCAAGTCGACGCGAACCGTCAGAAACTCGGCATCAGCCTGGGTCTGCGGTACGATAGCGAACGACGTCGGCACGACCAAAGTTTGACAGACGCCGCCGAGAGTGAGGTCGCCTTCGAGCACAGCACGAATCGACTTCGTGCCGCTGTAACTTACGTAGTCGTCGAGAGCGTCAAATGCTCTACTGTCAGTGTACCTACCTACGATGACGTAGATCGACCAGTACATCTCGACGTTGCCACCAGCGAATGCACGGTGAAACGACACCGAGTTCAGCACTGGATACGCCACAGGTGGATTCACCTGTTCAGGTTGATACGAGTAAGTGCGCAGACCGCTGATCGTCGCCAGACGAGTCTTCAGCGCAGTTGCTACTTGCGACACCGTCGCTGGCATCAGGCGATCCCGTACTGCACGTAAGGCGAAAGCATATCGCGCACGTCGGGATCGATCGCACGCACCTGGATCGCCATATCTGCGAAACCGACGACACCGAGCGCTGCGTTGTAACGTGCAAAACCGCGCATCGCCAACAGGATACACGCCTGGTTCACATCGTCAGGGATCGCGCCCCAACCCCACACGCCGTTCAACTCAACCGCAGGAATCTCAGGTTGGATAACGATAGGGAATGTCTTACCGCCGATAGCGGTGATGCGGTTATATGGGCGTGACTGCAGCGCTGTGTTCAACGGCTGCAGTTGGTAGTCGACGTTCAACGTCCACACGTCCTCGTACGTACCGTCGCCGTCGTCATCTGTCTTCAACGTGATCACCGAAACCAGGTCGTTCTGCAGCAGTACGGTGTAGACGTCACGTGCGTACATCTTCACGGCGTTGGTGGTCTGATAGAAGAATCGACCAGTGTAGCCGTCGATGCGACGTGACGCGCCTTCGATAGCGCCTTCCAACAGAGCGTCGTCAGTTGCGTCTGAGATCCGCAACGCGGCTTTCACCTCGTTCAGCGTGCAATAGCCGTTGGTGATGGGCATCAGATCTCACGTTTCTTGGTTTTGCGCTTGATAGCGCGCTCTGCCACTGGTTCAGTCGTTGCCGTTTCGATCGGTTTATCGCTCTCGACGTAGCCGAGAAAACGTAACTGCGCGCTCACGACTGCAGCACGTTCGTGCTTGCCACGACGCTCGTAGCCGAGCCGCTCAACGAGCAGCGCTTCGATTTGTGCGCTGTTGTTTTGCATACAACCATTATAACACGAAAGCGGCGCACGGTGTTGTCACCGTGCGCCGCTTTGCGTGCTACGCGTTCGTTAGAACGTTGGTGCTGCGAGACCCGTGCCGATGATCTCAGCCCAAGCCTTGGGGTAACGACGCACGGTGAATGCGCTGTAACCGTAGACGATGATCTGCACATCGAGTTCTGCGCCCTTAGGCTGCTCGAAGCGCAACATCATCGGCTCGCCGCTGCCCTGTTCCCACAGGTGCAACTCTTGCGTGTTGCCGATGTAGATCGCGTCCTGGTCACCGTTCAAATCGGTGGGGACGTTCGCATCGGTGACGACAGGCAAGCCTGCGATGGTGTAGCCGCTGTTGCCGTACACCACTGAACCTGCGCCAGTGGCGACAGTGTTCATCGGGTTGTGCGACTGCGGAAGCGCCAACGGGCGGTTCGTGCTGTCAACTGCTGCGAGGATGAAAGCCAAGCGACGCGGGTGCATCACGATGACATTCGGTCCAGCAAAGAACGAAGTCTGGATCTTCTGCACTGCATCCAAAATCTTCGGGTACAGTTCAGCGACTGACGGCGAAGCGTCGGTGTAAGTCACCGTGTTGCCGTTGCCGACCTTGACTTCGTTCACCACAGCGGCATCGAGAGCCGTGTGGTAGGCGCTGACGAGATCCGCCATCACCAACGAGTCGACACCAGTGCCGCGCTCGATCGCCTGACGGCTCACGTTCTGCTGACCAGCGTAGGTGTTCACGTTGATGGTGAGCAGCGTGTCGTCCATGTTGGTTTCTGACACTGCAGCACCTTCGGTCTGCTGAGCAACCGACGAGCCAGTGGTGACGCGTGAGATGTTCAGCGTCAAACCAGCCGACGGCAGTTCGTGCTTACGTGCGATGTCCGCAGTCGGACGACCTGCACGCGCCAACGGCGCTGCGAGACCAGTCAGGTACTGAGGGACGACCAAGCCCGAGAAGTTCGCGCTGGTCACATCGCGACGCTCGACGCGCTCTTCTTGCATGTGGCGTGCGAGACGCTCACGTGCGGCGAAGTCGCCGTTGAACTGTGCGTTGTAGGCGTCGGCGATGAACGAGTTGCGCGACTCAGCAGAGTACGTGCGTGGCTCGGACTTGACAGTGACAACGTCGACTGCCTTCTCGCGACGGGTTTCCACTGCGGCTGCAGCGCGAGCGTCGAGTTCTGCGTGACGCTTGATCTGCTCGTCCAGTTCACGAACTTCGTCGAGAGCCTTAGCGATCTCGCCGTCTTCGTCCTTGGTGATGTCACGCGATTCAGTCACTGCTACAGCGGTGATCTGCTCGGCGCGTGCGAGAGCAGCATCGCGCTTCTCTCGCAGTTTGTCGGTGTAAGTTGCCATGTTGGATAACTCCATGTGTTTGAGTGACTGATGTTGCTTCCGCGAGTGATGTCACTCAGTGACGCTCTTAGCGTCGGCTGCGACTCGGCTAGCGCTGTCGAGCGATCTGAATCTGCCTTTGTCGCAGACTCAAAGAACCCGACACATCAACCGTAACATCTTGACGGCTGCGCAGACTTACAATAGTATCTTCATATGCTGGATAGGTCACCACACTCACGTCGAACAGTTGCACTTCACGCAACTCACGAATCGTGCGATCGCTATTCCACGAATCCTTTACAGTTCTAAACGCGAACGACATCTGCGACAGATCGCCACGACGCATAGCAGACAGAACACGCTGCGCGTCAGGGTTCATCGGGTCGAGCGTAGCCTCAACACGCAAACCGCGGTCATCTTCCTCAAGCATCAACGTACCAGACTTCGTGCGAGCCAGCGGCACACCTTCATGGTCGATCAACAGCCGCACATCAGCACCATCATTCAAAGTTTTAGCGAACGCACCTTTACGGACGTACTCCACAAACGGCATCGGCTCGCTAGGCGAATCGAACACCGAAGCATAGCCAACCAACGTGTTGCTATCTCCCTCGGCGCGGATCTCCAGCGTGGTATAGGCGACAGAGCGGTTCTCGTTTACAGTGTCGCTAATCCAGCGAACTTGCATCGTCTCAACCATATCGCCACCAGTGTAGCCGTTTTTGGTGTTCTTTCGTTCTCCACTATCTGCATCGAGTTGAGTGACGATCCGCTCAGCGTAAGCCTGTGCACGTCGCGCTGTTGTCTTATTTGAGCCGCCGCCCCACAACAACATCGCCACCAAACCAGGTGTGATCTCGTCACCTTCTACCGCGTCCAAATCCATCATGTGGCGAGCGATCCAACCAGGGATGCGACGCCACTTGGCTTCGCTCA